GATCCATCTCGTGTATCTGAAGCACACATTAATTCTCCGAATCCAGTTGCACGTATTCCAGTTAAACCGGCTGCCTATGGTAAACCATTAAGTGAAGCTGTTTATGCATTCCCATTTAATGATAATCAAGCAAACATTACACTGGGAGAAATGCAAACTGTTATTCAGATGGCTAATGTATTGAATAATCAGAATCAGGCACGACAAGGTCAATTTGTTAAAGGAAATAAAACTGATTCTCAATGGGATGCAGTTATGGCTGGTGCAACCGCCAAAGATCAAATGACTGCACTTCTTTTAGAGGCTCAAGTTTTTACTCCGATGAAAGAGATTCTTAAGATTAACACACTTCAATATCAAGGTGAGGCAGCAGTATTTTCTCCGACTCGTAAACAAATTGTTGAAATTGATCCAGTTGCATTACGTAAAGCTGTGATGACATTTAAAGTTACAGACGGTCTTGTTCCTGTTGATAAAGTTATTAATTCTGATGTTTTACAAGTTGCTTTCCAAGTCATTGGATCTTCAGAACAATTAGGGATGCAATATAAATTAGGTGAGTTATTTAGTTATTTGATGAAAACACAGTCCGCTGATATCAGTGAATTTGAGAAATCTCCTGAACAAGTTGCATATGAGCAGGCACTTAATGCTTGGACCGCCGTTGCTCAAACTGCTGCAGAAAAAGGAATAGATTTCGCAAAATTCCAACCACAACCCATACCAGCCGATTATGGCTATAATCCAAATGCCGACACCACTTCCCAGCCTGTTCAGTAAGTTTCATCTTAGTGAAGATGAGATGCTACTTGGAATGGAATTTACTCATATCCAAGAAGCATTTATTCAAAATCAAATGTGTGCTGCTGCTGAACAGCGAATTTCATTAGATTTTTCAGAGGAATTTTTAAGTGATTCCTTGAAAAAAGAAGCTGCTTTAACTGGTGAAATTAGAGGTCTTGAGTATCTACTTGAGATGTCTAGATTATCCAGAAAAGCTAAAACCGTTGAATCTTAACTCTCCAGGAGAATTGAATTATGGGTATTATGGACATGTTTCGCTCTGCACCAGTTCAACAATCAAGTCCAATTCAAGGAAAAACTGGTCCTGGTACAGATGCTAATGGAGTTGTTCCTCCAAATACAGAACTTCCTGATCCAAATAAGAATCCAGATGGGTCGCCTAAGTCCCCCATGGCAGAATTCCATGATTTGTTTAAACTTCCAGTTGTAGATGAAAAGAACCCCCCGAAAAAATCTGCATTAGATTTTGATTTAGATCCACAGAAGATGATGGAAGCCGCAGGTAAGGTTGATTTTGCCTCGGTACTTCCTGCTGAATTGATGGCTAAGATTAAAGCTGGAGGGGAAGAAGCAGTTGCAGCAAATATTCTGGCCATGAATTTAATTGCACAAAAAACTTATGGACAATCTGCTGTAGCTGCAGCAGCAATTACAAAAGAAGCATTGAAGGCAGCTCGTTCGGAATTTGCAAGTGAAATTCCAGCGATGTTAAAAGCATTAAATCTTGATGCTGGTTTACGTGACAAGAATCCTTTGTTTGAGGATCCAGCAGTTGCCCCGATCATTGAGGGTTTGAAAGCCAACATTCTGGAAAAACATCCAGATGCAACACCACAGCAACTTCAACAAATGGCCGAAAAATATGTGGAGAAATTCGCAGAATCTTTCGGTAAAAAACCCCCTGCTTCTAAAACTAAGTCCGGTCCTAAACAAACTGGGGAAGCAGATGATGATTGGGAATCCTTCTTAACTCCTCCTACGCAATAAAGGAATTTACATGTTATCTCAACTTGCTGGGTATCTGGGGGGTTTGCAAAAACCTACAGCATCTGGTGATTGTTTGCTTTTTCCATCTGCTACTGTAATTGCTGCTGACGCTATTGACACTGTTACTGTGGATAAAATTCACGGAGGTGTCATTCAGTATACTGGATTTTCTGCGGGCAGAGTTTTAACTACAGATAGTGCCGCTAACATTATTGCTGCATTTCCAGAAATGGATATTGGTGATAGCATTATGATTGCAGTTTCTTGTGTGGCTGCTTTTGCTGGTACATGGGCAGCGGGCGCGGGCGTAACTTTGGCAGGTAGAGCAACTACTCCTGCTTCTAGTTACTCTCTAATCATCATCAAGAAACTGACTGCGACCACTGTTGAGTGGCGTGTTCTGTAAGGAGAACAACTAAATGTCTACTGGTATCTTTACCTCCGCAAATCTTCCTGTTGATTTTGCAAAGAAATCATTTGCAGGAATGATTACTCGGCTTATGCCGATGGGCCAGGCTCCGTTGTTTGGTATGACAGCAATGTTGCCTTCTGAAACCGCAGTTCAAACTGAGCATGGATTCTTTACGAAAACAATGCTCTTTCCGGAACTCACCTTAGGTGGTGCAGGTATTCCGGGTGCTGGTGATACAGTTCTGGGTGTTGTTTCCACAACTAACGTTCTTCCTGGAATGTTAATGCGTGTGGATTCCACTGGCGAACAGATTCTTGTTGATGCAATTCTTTCTGCAACGACAGTTCGTGTTCAACGTGGAATTGGTACGGTTGCGGCTGCCGCTGCTGGTGCTGGTGTTAAGATTTACCAAACTGGTTCGGCATTTGAAGAAAGTTCGACCCGGCCTAATGCTCTTGTTATTAACCCAGTTCGTATTACCAATCTGACGCAGATTTTGCGTAATACTTGGGCAGTTTCTGATTCGGTAAGAGCTACGCTGGTAATTGCTGGTGAAACGAATGTTGCAGAATCCAAGATGGATGGTGCTGCATTCCACGCAGTTGATATTGAGAAGAATTTGTTCTGGGGCCAAAAGTTCCAGGGCACGAGAAATGGTCAACCGTTCCGTACTATGGATGGTTTGATCAATATCGTTTCAACTCTTGCCAACTATCCTCCGAGCTATGCCGCAGTTAACGTCACAACTGCCGGTGCAACCACCAATTATACGCAACTACAAAATGCGTTAGAACCTCTGTTCAATCAATCAACTGATCCAAAAGTTGGTAATGAACGAGTTCTTTTTGTGGGTGGTGGTGCCCGCCGAGTTATCAACGATATTGGACGTCTGAATGGAACGTACCAACTTGTTGATGGAATGACTGGATATGGTTTGCAATTCCAATCATTTAAGACTGCCCGTGGTACTTTCCGAATGATTGAACATCCGTTGTTCAATTCCAATGCAAGTTGGGCTAAGATGGCTGTTGCAGTTGATCTTTCTACTTTCCGTGTTGCTTATCTGGGTAATCGGAAAACACAACACAAGTATTTCAACAATGATGGAGAGAATGCAACTGACAATGGTATTGATGCACAAGGTGGAACTTACACTTCTGAATTGACTTGTGTTGTCAAGAATCCGCCAGCAAATGGTATTATCTTTAATCTGACTGCTGGTACTGCGGGGTGATTTATGGCGACACTTCAGGTTAATCCCCCAGGAATGTTAACCACCGATCCAGGTTATATTTCCTCTATCACAATTCGTACTGGTGGATCTCCAACCGTGTTAACGCCGAATGGAACTACAGGGCAAGTTACTGTAGATTCTCCGGCGATTACACATCTTGTGCAAGATGAACGAAAATTTAAACTAATCCAGGGTTAGTACTCCTTCCTGGAGAACCCCGCAGTTTTCTGGTAAGAGTTCTGGGGTAACAAAAAACTCTGACCATTAACCTCTCCAGGAGCTAAAGAATGACTGAAACCGCAAACCTTCATCGAGTCTTTAAATCACGAATCAAGATGAATACACTCTGCCTACCTAATGGTAGAGTTGTTCGTTTTGTTGATGGACGAATGCTCACTGATCTCTCTGAAGTTATTGCATATTGTGAAGCTGAGATTAAGGCTGGAAATCCATTTATTTACATGGATTCTGAAGAAATGCATGCTGATCCGAAGTTAGAAGATCCAAATGAGAAACTTCGTGCACAAATCCGGCGCGAAATTCTTGCTGAAATGAAGGCAACAGATCCGAAGAATGATGCAGGAAACACTGAAACACAGAAGTTAACTCCTCAATCTACTCAAGGAATTGCTCCAGTTGCAGCAAGTGGAATGCCTTCTGGATCAGCAATGTTGGCTTCAGTTAAAAGTATGCTTACACCGGGTGCATAAATGGTTTTAGCTGAATTGGTCAGTGGAGTTTATGCGGTCACTAATCGACCTGATTTGGTTGCATTAACTGACCAATTTATTAAACAAGCAACGCTTAAACTGCATCAACTAGATTTCTTTTATAAAGATTTATTTGAAACTGGGTTGATCTTTGGTTCACCAGAAACAATTCAACAGGTTGATATTAAATCTTTAATTCCACGGTGGCGAGCAAATAAATATCTTAGAAAATCTGACGCCAATGGAGCACTTGGTGATTTCATTGAAGATATTGTAGTCCCTGAAAACTCTCTCGATTCATATAATGTGATTCGAGAGAATGTTTATTATGTTGCAGGAAATTTATTAAACATTAGATCTGATTCTGCCCTACAGTACGTATTATATGGATGCTTTAGATATCCTGATATTACATCTCTTTCTTTTGATTCTTGGATTGCAGTGGATCATCCTTATGCAATTATCAATGATGCTGCATCGTCCATTTTCAAAAGGACTGGAAAAGACTCAGAAGCTGCAATGATGAGAACAATTGTTTGGGGCGACGGTAAGAATGATAGAGGTCTTGCTGGAGATATAATTATGAGTAATTCTAGAACCACGGGGTACTAAATGAGCGCAACAATTTGGAACCCTGGGGCACTTGGAGGTACCTTAACTAGTAAATTAGTTAAGGAAATTGCTCTTAGTGATATGGTAACTTCATTAGTTCCAGCTAATGGAGTTGGTTATTTTCGTGTGTATGCTCCATTTAGAGTTTTAGCTTTCTACGCCTCATTATTTGCAGTCTCATCTTCGGGGCTGGTAACAGTAGATATTAATGTTAATGCTGTTTCAATCCTTGTGACTAAATTATCGATTGATGCAAATGAGAAAGATAATACAACTGCAGTAACTCCTTATGTAATTACTGGATCACCGGCACCCTCTTTTTATGATTTTACTATAGGTCAAGAAGTTTCTTTTGATATTGATGCCTCTGGAACCGGTGCCAAAGGTTTGATTCTTTATATGGTTGGATTTGACCTGTGAGTTACCCAAGGCAACTTAAAAATTACAGTCTACCATTAGTTTATGGTGGACCTCCAATTACGCCGTCAAATTTAAGATTGTTAATTCATGGAACAACTCGACCTTGGTTAGATGTTGGAGGAAGTAAGTGTTGTGTAGTTAATAGGTTTGGTAATAATCAAGTATCTAGTGGAAGAATCAATCCAACAGTTAATTCTGGTGGATTAATAGTTGCTAGTGATGATTTAAATGATTGGGCATTTGGAACAGGTAATTTCTTTGTCTCTTTCAAAGTTTTTAGAACTGCTGCAGCTCAATCTTCAATTTTTAATTATACTCATGGCGGTGCAACTGGTTGGCAAGTTCAAATTCTTGGTACTGGTGCACCAACATTTATTGCAGGAACTAATACCTATGGAAACGGTGATCCTGCAGTAAATCTTACTGTTCCAACTAGTGTTGAAACTGATGTTTCTTTTTCTTATGATGGTACATCATTACGTTGTTTTGTTAATGGTGCGCTATCTTGGACTAAAGTTGTTGCATTAAATATTTCAGCCTCTACTAACAGGTTGGTAATATTAAATGAATCTGCAACAATGACTGCAGCTCTTACTAGTTATTCTGTACGAGAAGTAGTTGTAGTCAAAGGTGAAGCAGTAGTAACAGCTCCATACCTTGTTCCAGATGTTTGGGCGGATGCTGGGACAGTTTTAGCAGTTTGGAATCCTGCATTATTTACTAATGTTAAACTTTTAGTTCATGGAAGTGGAACTAATGGATCAGTAGTAATTACAGATTCTTCTTCTTTTGCTAGAACATTAACATTAGTTGGTAATATTCAAATTACCACAGCACAATTTCTTGTCTCTGATTCTAGTATTAATTTTGATGGTACAGGAGATTATGCTACTGTTCCAACATCTGCAGACTTTGCATTTAATGCAGATTTTTCTGTTGAAGCTCTTATTAGACCAACTGCTTGGCCAGTAGATAAATGGATTTATTCTGGAAATGATGGTGCAGGTGATGGTTGGGGAATGTTTGCACTTAATTTCTTTGGAAGAAATCAAATTCATTGGCCGGGAAGTACAGCCTTTTTAGATACTGTAGGAAATTCAACAGGCATTACTTTAAATAATTGGTCGCATTTTGCGTGGTCTAGACGTGGAAATGCAATGCTTATTTTTATTAATGGAGAATGTTTGAATATTTTAACTAATACTTCAAACATTACTTCTCCAGGAACTTTGTATATTGGACGTCAGTCAACCATTTCTCCAACAAATGATTGGCAAGGTCAAATGCAGGAATTGAGAATTGTTAAAGGGGAAGGATTTAAAACTTCATTTAAGATTCAAACAGCTCCATATCCAAATTCATAATATGGCACAAGTACCGTATCGCGCAAATCTTTCTTCCTCTCAATTTGCACTTACTCAAGCTAAGGCGGGGAGAAGTGTGATTAATCCTGGAGCTGATCAAAATTATGATCGGCGTGTAGATCCTCCTGGTGAGGGGTTAAAAGATTCTGTAGGTATTCCACAAGCTCTTTACATGGAGAATGTTCTTCCAACTCCAGATGGGTATAGATCTGTTGGAATGCAGGCCATTGTTGATGAAGCTATTGCTCCCTCTTTAGGTACAATTGTTAAAACTATTGTTGTTCCAGTTCCTATTGTAGGAGCATTGGATGTTGTAGAACAAATAACAATTCATTTTATTGGGGTTGAAGACATTCTTTTTGTTCCAGAATTGTGGTTTCAGAGATTTGTTCCAGATCAAGCATATAGTAATAATACTACTGGATATGTTAGTAATCCCATCTATCCTGATAGTATTTCTTGGGCGTTTGTTCAAGGTGTTTTATATATTTATATAAGTGGTGCAGCTAGTTCTCTTGGTGCAGCTAACCAGCTTTTATACAGTGTAGAATATAATCAAGGCACTGGTGATTTAGAGTTTACTGATGTAACTGCATCATTAACTGGCGCAGTATTAAATAATCTTCTTGTTTGTATTCTTGGTTCATATAATTATTTAGTGTTTGTTTATAAACATGAAGTTCTTTGGTCCTCTCTTACTAATGCGTTAGATTTTACTGCTTCTCTTGTCTCAGGGGCCGGCCAAGAAGTTCCAACTGCTTTAACTTCGCAAATTCGTTGGGCAGTAACACATCCAGCAGGATTTATTCTCTATACTGCCAATAATGCAATTGGAGTATCATATACTGGTAATCGTGCTTATCCTTGGAGATTTCGAGAAGTTCCCAATAGTGGTGGTGTATTTGATGCAATTTTTCGTGCTTCTACTGGAATTGCTGGAGATGTGAATTCTGCTGCACAATATGTTTTATCTTCAAATGGTCAAATTCAAGCAGTAACTCCAGATAACGCACAAAACATTTTAAGTCAATTATCTGATTATCTTGCTTATGATGATACATTTGATTTTTGGAATGATGGAATTGATGATATTGAATTAATTTCATTTCCTTTTATTGATGATGTAAGTAATAGAAAATTATTTAAAATTTCTGCGGTATTAGATAGATACTTATTTATTTCTTATGCAACAACTACTCCATATCCAGAACCAAACAGTATTTTAGGAGCCTCTCCTGTATTTACTTATTGTTTCGTTTGGGATTCATTATTAGATCGTCTTGGAAGATTAAAAATAGAGCATACGGATGTTTGGTTTGTTGATCAATATATTTATTTTGTTAATGGTTCAGATCCTGATGCAACACAATTTACTTATAAAGTTTATACAAGGATGAATCTTCAAGAACCTGGGGGAGAGGTGCCAGCAATTGAACATTCTGGTATTCTTGTGCTTGGAAAATTCCAATATGTTAGAGATAGGCTTATTACATTAGAAGAATTAGATATTGAAGCTGCTCAAGATACTACATTAGGCTGGACTCTTGCTGGAACAAAAAATTTACAAATTTATATTGATCCTTCATATGATGGAAAAAACTTCGATTTAACTCAACGAGTTATTCCTTATATAATGTTAGATCAAGGATCATTAATTAAAACTGCTTGTCACATAACAGGAAAAAGCTTTAGAATTATATTCAAGGGGGCATTTGATCTTGCTTCAATTGAATTGAAATGTCAAATTGAAGGTCATATGTAATGACTACTAATAATAATTCAATAATTCCTTTTGGAAAAATTAATCCAAAAGAGATTCAAGAAACAATAGGAATTACCAGACAACTTCCTGGAGATGAAAATTCTTGGCATCAAATTATTGGAGGATTAATTCTTCAAGGTGGTGATACTGGTTTCATCGCCGCGGATGTAAATGCAACCTTAGTTAATTTGATTGTCCCAATGCCAAAAAAGATTTTAGGTATTTGGGCACAAGTTTATGGAGCTGGTGGTGTCAATCCTCCAGGAGTAGAGAATTATTCTTGGGGCATCACTCCAATTGATTTAACTAGTTTCTTTCTTAATAATGACGGGGCTGAAGGTAATTTTTGGTGGCTTGCTATAGGATATTAACATGGGAACACTTAGAATTTCATTACAAAGACCTTCTGAAAATTTTTCTTGGGAGGAAGCAGAACAAACTAATCATAGAAATATAGATAATGTTATTCCTGACGAGTTAGAAGAAACAATAGTATCTACAGCAAAAAAGATGGAAGCTGTAAGAACAGTATTAAATACGGTAAGGAAGTGTAGTATTCTTGTTTCTTCTTGGTATCGTTGTCCTGAACTTAATATTGCTGTTGGTTCTTCAAATAGATCAGTTCATCCAAAAGGTATGGCAGTTGATTTTATCGCGCCGAAATTTGGATCTCCAAAAGAGGTTGTTGCATATTTAATGCAGTATTCTGAATCACTTAATTATGATCAGTTAATCTATGAAAAAACTTGGGTTCATATTGGTTGGGACCCCGCTGGAAAAAATCGTTCACAAGTCTTAACATTGAATCGTGACGGTACGTATTCTCAAGGACTTGTATCATGAGTGAAGCAGCAACTTCGGCAGATATTGATAGACTTATCCAAGAAATTCGTGAACTTAGGCACGACATTAAACCATCTGTGTTGTTAGAAGAACGACAAGCAGAACAAGGTAAAAGGCTTGGAAGTCTAGAGAACAGAATGGCTGTTGATGAAACTTCAACAATTAAGCTAGATAAAAAAGTTGATCAATGGATTAATCGTGGAATTGGTATTTGGTTAGCTGCTCTTGGTATTTTCACCTTAGCCAATGCGCCAGCTTTACTTAAATTGGTAGCGAGGTAATTATGGCATATGAATTAACTGCAGCAGTAGCTCCTACAGCCAGTCCATATGTGATTGCGGCCGCAGCAATTATTGATACTGCACGAGCTGCAGCAACTCAAACAACTAAAACATCTGGACAGAAGATCTCTCAGAGAAGTCTTAGCGGTGAAGATTTCGCTGGAATCATTAATCAAATTGTATCTCAAGATAGTGGATTGGCTAAAGGTCAATTTGGTGATATCTTTACGAAGCAATTTGCAAAACGTGCAGTTGGTGCGTATGATACTGTAACTGCTCCGACGGTAGAAACACTTCAACAAACTAGTAAGACTAAGCGATCTTACATTTGTACTGAACTTCTCAAACAAGGCCAAGTGCATCCACTTATTTATGCTGCTGGTGAAGAATCTTTCAATGCGCTTCCACGACATACAAAACTTGGGTACTGGGCATTTGCAGAATCCCTCGCCACACGTATGCAACATTCTAAAGTACTCAGCATTGTTCTTGGTTATATCTTTCGTTCTAGGTATCTTTATATTCTTGGCGGACGATTTAATTTTCCTGGGGCTATGACTGTTTATGTTGGTCAACCGATTTGCAATTTAATCGGGAGAATTAAATATGGCCGGTAGTATTGATCGCCAAGCTGGAATGGATTATTCAGAGCCATCGCCGGCAATCTCTGAATCTTTTAATAGTGGAATGATTGCTCCAATTGGAAATGCAATCCTTGATATTATTCCATCCAGAACTACTACTACGACAAATAAATCAGCTCAGACTCAGTATTCTGACAATGCTCTGAATGATTTTATTTATCAGATGCTTTCTGGCCAAGGCGGTGTAGCTGCAATCGGCGCAGAAGAATCTGCCTCTGGTGGATATAAATCTAGTGCAAAGCAATTAAAACTCGCTGATCTTCTAGCAACAACTGCTGCAGAAGTTGCTAAAGCTAAGGCGCCGCAAACGAGCTCAGAAACACAGACGACAAAGAAAAAGAAATCAATTATCTGTACTGTTCTCTATGAGAATGGTTTATTGGATGAAGGATTATATTTCCGCGGGCAAAAACAGTTTATTACTCTTCCCGTTGAAGTAATTCTTGGTTATTATGTTTGGGCGAATTGGGTTGCTGCCAGGATTCCTTCAAGTCCTTTGGTTACAAAGATCGCTCAATTTATTGCCATTCGTAGACACACATATGTGCTATTCGGCCAGTTCTCATTTACTGGTTGGATCTCTGTTAATGTCGGTGAACCAATCTGCAAGGTGATTCATGGACTTACCCGCTATCGTCGCCGCACAGCTTGAAGAAACCATTACCTCTGGAAAAAATGTCCAGGAGGTTGTAGCAGGCAATGAGTTTAGATCTCAGAAACTTCTACAAGGTGTTCAGAGTATTTATGATACTGTTGCAAAAGATCAAGCAACAGTTAAAGCTGCTGAGATTGCCGCGAAATTAAACACTCAGAATGCTACTACTCAAGTGGTTCAAGCTATTGGTGCAGACCCTGTAAATCCAGCCAATATTCTTGTTGATTTGGCAATGAAGAAACAGGCAGCAATTAAAGAAACAAATAAGAGTTTCGAAGAATTGCATCGCCGTGCTGACATTGGCATTACCGATGATTTCATGGGATTCTTATCTGCTCAGTTCGGCGGTGTTGCTGAAGCTCGTAGAGATTTTAGAAAGAATCTTGGAACTTCTCAATTAATTACTTCACAAGTTGAAGAGATTAATAAGATTGTTCTTGCAGCAAGTTCAGTTTATAAGGCTGCAGAAGGTCCAATTACTGCTGCCGCCGCTGAAGCTGCAACAAGATTAGCTGCGGCTGAAGCAAATGCTAACGTACAAAAAATTGCATTAGAATCTGTAAAAAGCAGTACAGAAGCAATGTTACGTTCACAACAATTAACTAAAGAACAGTTATCTTTACTATTTCAAGCTCAAAATGCTGAAATGGCAGTTACACAACACAATCTTGCACTTAAGCAATTTAGTTTTCAACGAGAGAAGTTTGAATGGGAAAAGGAAGAACGTAAGATTCTTAATGAAGCTCGCCTTGAAGGTAAGCAAATGGAAGAACACGTTCTGGAAAATATTAATGTTGGATATGCTGCATTAGGTTTACCTCCTGTTGAGCCGCGTGAAGCTAAATTTATTATTGCTCAATTCAAGGCAGGTAAAGCAGAATTGCTTGAAATGTATGATCG